AACTCGTACAGGTATCCACCTCCGAGGGCGACACCATCCTCGACCCCTTCATGGGCTCGGGGACCACCGCCGTCGCGGCCATCCAGAACGACCGTGATTACGTCGGCTTCGAGGTGGACGCCGACAATTACCGGGGCGTCATCGAGCGCCGTATCGGTGAGGCGAAACGGCAGCGCGAGGCGTCGGTTAACCAGGAGGACTGACCAATGCCCAACGGTGATACGTGTGGTTACATCAAGGACGACGGCGACCCCTGCCAGCTTCCTGCGAGCCGATCCGATGGCCGGTGTCACCACCACACCGAGGCAGAGGAGCAAAAGCGTGGCGGCCGCCCGTCGAAACTCGAGGAACACAAACAGGACATTCTCACCGGTGCCAGGCAGGGAATGACACTGCAGGGCTGTGCCCGGTTGGCGGGCGTTCCCGAGCAGACCCTCCATCGCTGGATCAAGAAGTACGATGACTTTCGTGAGTCGCTCAACCGCGCCCGCGCGCAGGGCGAGCTGAAACATCTACAGAATGTGAACGATGCCGGTTCGCGCTTCGTCCTCGAGCGTAGCTTTGGGTACACCAAAGAGCAGGAGCTCGAACTCTCCGGTGGCGAGCAGATCGGCGGGCTGTCGTCCGACGACAAGGAGTTGCTGAACAACCTCTTCGACCGCGACCCACAACCATGAGTTCGACGCTCAACCCGGAAACGCTCGCCGAAGAGCACCCACTGGCGCACCCGGCCGTCGCGTCCGTCCGGCTCTTCGACTACCCGCTCGCGCCGGGCGACCACCTGCTGGAGACGTACAACGCACTCTGGCGGGCGTGCGATCCGGACTTTCCCCACGCTCCGACCCGCATCGCCAGACTCCTTCCGCGAGGCCACGGCAAGACCGAGGGCGTGGCCGTCGCGTTCCCGACGTACAAGGTACTCGAGACGCCGTCGGTCAGGGTGGCCATCATCTCCAAAACGAAGGGGCTGGCGGCCGAGAGAACGGAAAAAGCGGTCGAGTATATCGAGCGGTGGGCGCCGAACTTCGACGTCGGCATCGCTGATTCGTCACGGACCGAACTCACGACGGAAGCCAACCACCACAAGGAGGCGACGATCAGCCCGTACGGGCTCGAGTCGCAGCTCACGGGCAAGCACTTCGACGTCATCATCTATGACGACATCGTCGACTGGGACAACCAACGGACGGAAACCCAACGGCGGAACGTGCGGAATTACTTCGGCGATTACGTCGACAACCTGGGGAGCAACGACACGGTCCTGCCAAACGGGCCGGTCCAGGCCGTCATCGGCACGCGCAAGCACCCGCAGGATATCTACGCCACGGATATCCTGGATGACGCCCGCTGGGATACCGAAATTTATACGGCAATCCACGAGCGCGACTGGCCAATCGTCGAAACGCACGACTGGCAGATCCGGGGCGACGATGGGGACTTGTACGAGTCGGTGGCTGCCCTCCCGCCTGACGTCACGATCGCGCCGAATGGCGTCGAGCCAAACCGCGAGGTGGACGTCCTTTGGCCCGAACAACAGCCCCCCGAATCACTGTTGTACGACATCGTCGAGGGTGACCGCAGCGTCGCGATTTGGCGGCGTGAAAACCAGCAAGACCCCAACGCGCTGTCGGGTGAAGTGTTCAAAAGCGAGTGGCTGACCTATACCGACGAACTGCCAACCGATGACGAAGGGGACCCACTGCCGCTGCGGTGGGTGGCTGGACTCGACATCGGGCTGGTTGAAGACCCACAAAAGGCGGCCGAGGACGACAGTGACTACACGGCGCTGGCGGTCATCGGCGTCGACGAACGCAACCAGCGAGCCTACCTCGACCACCTCCCACGAAAACGTGGCCTCTCGACCAAGGGCATCAAGGACTGGGCGATCGACCACCTCGAGGACTACGATGTCGACCTGCTGTTGGTCGAGCAAAACGCTGGCCGTGGCCCAGGACAGCGCCTCCGCGACCGCTCGGACGTCCCGACGAAAAACGTCTCTTCGAGCGGGAGCAAGGAAGAGCGGATTCACAACCTTTCGGCGGACGTCGAAAGCGGCACGCTCCGCATCCATGGCCATCCTGACCAGCAACCCTGGGCGGGCTTCGAGCAAGAGGAGTGGCTGCAGTTCCCGACGGGCGCGCACGATGACCGCTTGGACGCCATCGAGCTGGCGATGCGAGCCGTTGGGTTTGGAAGCGTGCCCGTGGCGACCGCATCATTCGGCCAGCCCACACCTCGCACCGAGCAAGAGCGCGCCCGCCAGGAGTTCAAACAGTCACCGATCGGCCAGGCCATCCAGGAGCAGCAAGACCGCCATCGAGGGTTCCGGCGATGAAATACGCCGCCCCCATCGAGCACGACCCCGCCAACGAGCGGCCGGCGCCCGATACGATCGAGATTCGCGCGCCGTTGGACACGATGCCGACGTCGTCGTTTTCCTCGAGTAACGTCCACTCGGCACTGTACGACTTCGGCGAGATGGAGTTGTACATCCGCTACCTACGGAGCGGGCCGGACGCCATCTACCGCTACACGGGCGTTCCGGCATCCGTTTGGAATGGGCTCGTCAATGCCGGGTCCAAGGGGTCGTTTATCAACCGCGCCATCGCGTACATGTACCCCTACAACAAACTGTCGTCGAGTAACTTCCCCGACGAAGGGCGCGGTCTCGACAACGATCTCGCACGGAGGTTCGTCACCACACCATGAGCATTTTCGACAAAGCGGCCCAAGAGGTCGCCGACCGACAGGAGCGCCGCACGACCGACGAGACGACCGAACCAACCGATGCGACGGCTGCCACTGTCGTCGGTGGGCGTGAGGCGACGGTGGCCGTCGCCGGCGAGGCCGTCCCGCTCGATGAGGTCGACACCGTCAAGAGTGGTGAGGAAGGGACCTGGCTGAGTGCCACGCAGTACGGCCGGCCACGAGGCAAGCAAGCCCTGGAGGCGCGCCAGGTCGCCCAGACGAGTGCGATGCAAGCGATCGGCAACGGCATCGTCGACCAGCTGGTTGGTGGCGAACTGGCCTTCGAATCCGACGCTGACGACGTCGGCCAGTCCGAGGCCGAGATTCGCACCCTTCTCGAAGAGGTCCTCACCGGCCCTCACCTCGGCGGGACGGGCCTGGACGACCTCATCACGGCCGCTGTATTCGATATGCTCGGCCCGGGCAACGCCTACTGGCAACTACACGGGGCTGCCGATGGAAGTCTCCCAGTAATTGCGCTGTCGACGCTGGATGCGCTGACGATTCGGCACAACATCGACCGCCATGGCGTCCCGCAGGATCCGCCCTACTGGCAGGCGTCAGGTGCGTTCACGACCGACGGCGTCGCTGCGGTGGGTAGCATCGAGCCAACCCCACTCCAGACTGGGGATCTGGTGGTGATGCACTACCCGAAAGGCCATCGCAGCAACCGGTACTACCCGTACAGCCCGAGCCTGCAGGTTCGGGAATGGCTGGAGATCCTGGCCAACTCGACGACGCATCACAACCGGTTCTACAGCGATAACGAGATTCCACCCGGCCTGATTCAGGTGATGGGGGCCCAGAACACGGACAAGATCAAGGACAAACTCGAGGCTGCCAAGGGCGACCCGCGTGACGTCCCCGTCATCGGCGGCGATGGTGGCGCCCAGTGGATCGAACTCGGCGGGACGGCAGTGAACCTCAATATCATCGAAGAGCAACGCTGGTTTTTCAACATGTGCCTGGCGTCGCTCGGCCTGGGCAAGCAAGAACTCGGGTTTATCGAAGACGTCAACCGCTCGAACGGCGAGGTGGAGTCCTCGAGGATCTACAAGCGCATCACGGGGCCGTTCGCCAAGCAATTCGAAAGTGCGTTCCGGCACGTCGCCCGGCAGTTTGACGTCTACAACGCGCTCGATCAGCCGTTCGACATCCGCCTGCGGTTTTCTGACCCGCGCGAAGAGCGCGCTCGCGAGCAGCGGTTGCGCGAGATGTACCAGGCGGGTGGACTCACACTCCGGCAATACGTCCGCCGGCGCGGCGACGAAGACCTGGCCGACAACGACATGATGGTCGAACTCAACGGCGAGACGATCGAGTACGGCGACTATCCCAAACACGTCGTCGACGCACTCTTGCGGGAGGCGCGTTCGGATTCAGATGCGGACGCCGACATGGGAGATGAGGGGAATGAAGACGGCACGGGGGCGACAGTTTAATGCCAGGTGGCTCTCTCGCTGCGCGTCGCATCACCGAGTCGGTCGAAAAATCTGACGACGCCTTTGGCAACCGCATCGTCCAGAACACTGAAGTCGAAGCCGATCTCGCCGGCCATTACCCCTATTCGCCCGAGCGCTGGCATCTCTACGTCAATGGGGCCCGACAGTTCCCGCAGTACGGAGACGTCCCCGAACTCACCGACGCGCCTGACGTCCACCGACTCATCCCGCAAAATGAGGGCGACGTGGTGACACTCCGGACGACGGAGGTGTTCCGGTATATTGTCGGGTACGTCCTCGAATGGAGTTGTGCCTTTCAGACGAACCAACCACTCCAGGATGGCGATGCCGTTGCCGTCGGTTATGGGAATCCCGACTTCGAAAATAGCGCTGACGACACGCCGGGCCCTAACGCCGACGGCTGGTTTTATCTGTGGGATAGCATCCTCGAGCCGGGGACCGTTCGCCTCGCACAGTACCGCGACGGCACCGAGCAAGACAGTCGCGTCGTTTCGACCACGCGGGCGATCGAGGAGTGGAAGCGCTACGAGGGCCGGACGAACTGGTACGCCGTCGGCCGGACACGCTTCAGCGAGACATACACGAAAGAGGACGACAACAAGAAGGGGCCCCGGCAGTTCAACGAGCAACTCGGCCGAACAGCCGTCCAACGAACCCGGGGCCCGCTTAAAGGCAACCAGCGCCTCCGGTACAGCATCAAGGCGGGATCTGGTGCTGGCTCGATCGAACTCGAGGCTGGCTCGGCGGCCATGAAGACGCTGGGCGCTGGCGACACAATTGTCCGCGAGAAGACCCACGAGTTTGCTGCCACTCCCTCGGCTACGGGGGCCTGGGAGCCCATCCACGCCATGCGAATCGCTCCTGGCCAGAACATTGTCAACATCCAAATCAAAAATACCGATATCGTCGCCTTCGACGATGGCGAGGATGTAACAGCCACGATTCAGTTGTTTGATGCATCAAATGTCGCAGACTCGAATGGTGACCCGCTTACGAACGCTGACTTTTCGACACCGCCAGCCCACAGCGAGAAAAACTCAGCCCTCGAGGTGTCGAACGCAGTTGCCCAGGTCGCTGACGAGACAGGGGTACTCCAGCCGTCGATGCAAAGCCCGGGCGGGTATCAAGTTGGCTACTCGTCGTGGTACACAGTTGGTACGGGGACCAAAACCCAACGCTCGTCCGGCGGACGGACGCGCAAGCGACAACTCCCCGATGGAGACATTGGCGTCGTGCTGATCAACGCGACCGCCACGACGGCCGACGTCGTCGGCGAAATCATCACCGAGCAAGACTGGTAGCATCCCCTCCCGATGACCGCCGGCCTGCCGTGGGCCGGTGACACGAAGGGCACCATCACCACGGCGAGTTTTTCACGCAGTTGAACCAGGACATGACCGACCACGACGACATTCAGCACCGCGCCTATCACCAATCCGACCCCGACCGCGTCGAGGTGCGCGAATCCCTCGAGGATAGCGACGGCATGTTTTCAGTGCGGATGCCGATCGCCTCAACGGGCGAGGTTCGCAACGAGGGCGACGACCCACTAACTCGGTCCGAACTCGAGGGCATGGCCGAACAGATCGATTCTCGTTCGGTCGGCGTATTTCTCGACCATGGCCAGAACATGGCCATCAGTGGATCGCGCTATTCAGCGACTGGCCAGGTCGGCGAGTGGGCCAATGCCGAACTCGCCGAGGCCGACGACACGACGCTGCTCGAAGCCGACGCCCGGCTGATGGATCCCGAAACGCTCCCGTCAGCGACGGGTGCCGTTCGGGAGGCGTTGGCCGCTCTAAAAGCCCAAATCGAGCGCGGCCTCTCGCTGTCGTCTTCGATCGGCTGGCGCGAGGACGACGCCTACCCCGGTGGAAACGACCTCATGGAAGCGTCCATCGTGGGGATCGGCGCCGACCCGCGAACGACCAGCGACGCACCCACTGCCATCGCCGCCCGGGCGTTGACAGCCGACGACCGCGACGCCTTCGAGCGGCGGTTGGAGGACCTCCGCGCCGTGGTGATGGGCCCGGACAATTCAACCCAAGCAACCGACATGACTGACGAAGCGACCGAGTCCGGCGACGACCCGGACAACACGAACGAATCGGACGACGTCCCCGACGCGGAGGAGTTCCGCTCGCGGATGATCGAAATGCAGCAGACGCAGACGGAGACGTTGAACACACTCGCCGACGCTCTTCGCGAGGATAGCGAAGACGATGACGAGGGCGACGATGACGAAGAGGGCGATGAAGACGAGCAAGCGGCCGACGAGCCTGGCGAGGAGCGGACCATCGACGTCGACGGTGAGGAGTTGGGTGCCGATGACATTCGCGAGATGCGCGAGCAGCTGGCCGATGCCGACCCCGACGTCGAGGACGACGACACCGACAACACCCAGGATGAACAGCCCGATTCGACCACGAGCGACCCCCTCCAGAAATACGACCTGTAACGATGTCTGTCACTAACGACACCGCTGCGGATATGGCACAGACGATCCGCTCCGCCGCCTTCGGCGGGGCGAAAACCCAGGAGAACGCCCAGCGCGTTTTCGACACGATCACGCACGGCTGGGACCTCCCCGAAACCTACATCGGCGACGGCCTCACCGGCGTTCCGGTTGGCCGGTTCAAGCGCGCCCTTTACGAGAGCGACCAGGAGGCCGAGATGGGCGACGACGAGGAGACCCTCGCCGAGCGCCTGTACGGCACTCGCTACCCGTTCGTCGCGGCCATGCTGACGGGGCCCGAGTACGAAGAGGGTGGTGGCGTGCGCGACGTCGACGCGGTCTTCGACCACACTCGAGACGCCACGCCGGATGACGAGCGCGCCCTCGTCGACGGCGGCGTCGTCAAGGCGGCGTCGCCGGTCGAAGTCGACCCGATGATCGTCGACATCCAGCGCTCGAACGCGCCGGTGCTCGACATCATCCCGTCGGTCGCCCAGCCCGGCTTTACCGCGCAGTACAACGTCTTCTCCGACCGGACGCTCAACGGCGGCTACATGGACGAAGCCGACGCGGCCGACCTGACCGACAACACGGGCTCGGAGTTCACGCTCCAGACCGAGACCAAGGACATGAAGATCATGGCCGAACTCATCAACGTCTCGGACTTCAGCCAGCGGGCCGAGCAGTCGCTGGGCTACATGGACCTGATGGACACGACCGTCGGCCAGGTCATGAAGGAAATCTTCCTGCGGAAGGCCAAGACGTTCTTTTACGGCGACCCGAGCGTCGACGCGTCCGATTACACCCACGAGTCGGGCGAGGCGTACGCCGGTCTCGCAAAGTTCGCCTCGGACGCCAGCCAGACTGTGGATAAAACGGGCACCACGAGCGGCTACCTCGAGGACATGCTGGACTACCTCACCGCGCAGGTCGAGTCCAGTGGCCTGACGTTCGGCCGAGCACGCTACCTCGTGTCACCGCAGTTCTACAACGAGATCTACGACGAGGTGACGCCGGTCATCCGCCTCGACGGCTACGATGCGGACGTCGAGTACGGCCCGCAGGGCATGGCGATCGGTCACGAGCGGGGCAGCGTCCCGATCACGCCGTGTGACAACATCCGCGACTACCAGTCGTCCTCGAGCGGGGTTGGCTCAAACTCCACCAACGGCGACGTCTTCCTCTACGACGAGCAGGCGGTCCAGTTCCGGCAGCTGTCGCCCATGTCGAGCGTGCCGCTCGGCCGGCTGGGGCTGGCCGACAGGGCTGCCATCTTCGAGTACGGCACGCTGATCGACAAGTCGCTCGAGACGACCGGTCCGGGTGGCCACACGCACCGCCTCCGCTACGGGAGCGTCTAAGGAGGCTGATCAATGACGCATAGCACAACCGTCACTGAGCGACGGAACAGTGGCTCCTACGAGACGGTGTTCGCGACGATCGACATCACGTCGATGGACAACGCGGACAACGAGCCGCTCGACCTGGCGGCGGAGCTAACCCTCGACGACGTGCTCAACATCTCCATCGGCGGGATCGAAAACCCTGGCAGCTACGTCGTGCAAGTGGCGTCCGATGGCGATCTGCACGTCGAATCTTACGGCGCGGCGACGGACAACAGCGGCGCCGACATCGGCACCGTCGACGTCGTCGTTGACGGGAACCCGAGTGCCTGAACAATGCGCGTCGTCCACCCTGTCGCGCTCGCTGACGATGGCGTGAGCGATGACTACGTTGATGTGGGCGGCGAGCTTGTCCCCGTGGAGGATGACGACACCTTCGAGGCGCCCGACGCCTGGGTAGAAGCCTTTGCCGACCGCTACGGCGTCGACGTTGCGACGATCGCCCAGGAACAGACCTGCGACGTCGTCAAGCACGACGGCGAGGTTTGCGGTCGCGAACTCCCTTGTCCGTATCACAGCGAGGAGGTATAACGCATGCCTGGCTTTTGTGAACCCGACGACGTCCGGCAAGCGCTGCAGGAGAAGGACCTCTCGGGCAACATCAACCCCACGATCGTCGAAACCGCGATCGAGGGGATCACATCGTGGGTTCGCAAGCGCGCCACTCTGTGGGTCTACGACTCGAATGGTGCTGACGACGACCTCGTTCCGACCGACGCGAGCAGCGCGTCGACGGTGCGGCTGGACGTGCCATCATCCCCCCATCGGCAGGACCGGCAACTGTTCCACGGTGACGAGCGCGGCTGGCGCTACCCGGTCACGCAGGCGGGGCCGTACGTCCGGATCCGGCTCCCGCACCGTTACGTCGACGCCCTCACCACGCTCGAGGTGCGCGATCGTGGCGGCGGCGTCACCGACTGGACAAGCGACGCGGACACGGTCGAAGGCCGTGGCGAGGACTACTACGTCCAGGTTGATCGGGGCGACGGCGGCTATGGAACGTCACATCTGTACCTCCGGGCCGCCAGCATCGGCCCTCGGACGGACTACTCCGATCTGTTGACCGTCGGCTACGATCACGGCCTCGACGCCCAGGACGGTGACTGGCAGGACGTCAGACGTGGCGTTGCACTGCTGAGTGCCGCCCAGATCGTCACCGACGATGACGTCTTATCACAGGTGCCCGACAACGCCCGCCTGGTTGGCGTGGACACGCAGCGGTCGGCAGCCGTTGATGACGCCCTCGCGGGGGCGGTTGGGTTGCTGCAGCCGTACCTCGAAGTGGGGGTCGCGTAGATGCGCCTCGACGCTGGCTTCGAAGGCTCGCTCCAGGAAGCGCTCCTGGACGACGCGGAGGACAAACTTGTCGGTCGACAAGCCAACCTCGTCTACGAGGTCATCGAGTTGATCCACACCCGGCTCCGTGCCTACGGCCAGCGGCATGGGTACGACGTCGGGTCGACGATCGACAGCCTCGCCCAGCCCGAAGTGACACGCAAGGATGACTCACTCACGATCCGCTTTGGGTGGGAGTCCGAGCAGATGGCGCGCTGGGAGTTCGGCGTCAGCCCCCACACCATCGACGGCAATCCTGTGCTGTCCTTCGTCTGGGAAGACCCGCCGGGGTGGGTCAAATCCGAGTTCGACCAGGCACGATCCTCGAGCGGTGAGTTTCAATCCGGCTGGCGCGTGTTCTTCTCTGACGTTGAGCACCCTGGCATCCCCGAATCCAGGGCCATTCGCGACTCCTTGCGTGCGTTCCGTGAGGTGCTTCGATAATGGCTGACCATCAACTCGTCGAGACCGTCCTCTCGTGGCTCGCTGGGTGGAACAGTACCAACGCTCCCGAGCCCGCACTTGTCGACCGCGACGATGCCGAGAGTTCGAGCTGGAACAACCGGCAGATTACCGACGACCTGGACGACCAGCACGTCGCCGGTGTTGCATCAACTCCCGACCGCATCACCACACCCATCGGGACGGAGTACGACCACCGCGTTGAAGACGGTGTCAGTGTCCGTATCGAAGGGGCCCGTGGTGGTGATGAGTGGGGCACGATCGCCGATGCTGACGAGTTCCAAAGCATCATCGACGAGGCCAAGCGATTGGTGCTGGCCGAACGGACATCCTACCCAACCGTCAACGGTGTGAACTACCACACCGTCGTCCTCGAGAACGAGCAGAACCTGTCGACTGACCACGCAGACTATTTCCGCTACGATTTTGACGTCATCTTCCGCGGCTTCGAAGAGCTACCGTAACCTGGCGTCACAGCCCGCCCAGCGGGGCGTTATCCCGCTTTCATTATGGCAAACAAAAGCAGCAGCGAAACGACCGGCTTCGACCTGAGCAGCACTGACACGATCGTCGAAATTAACTGCGAGACTCTTTTGCACCTCGGATGGGTGTTGGAGGCTGGGTCGGCGGCCGACTTCGCCGTCGAGATTCAGCCCGAAGACTCGAGTAACTGGTACGAGATCAAATCCTACAGCGGCGTTACGCAGATCGACGACGGTGTCATGGCCCCAGAAGCGTTCCGGGTGCGCATTCGCAATACCTCGACCGTGAGCGACACCGCTGACGCGGCTTTGGGAGGGAGTGATGTATGACGATCAACCCTGTCAACGAGGGTGATGACGCGAACCTCAGATCGGTCAATACAGACCAAACAACTACCGACGAATCTGTCACGGTCACAACGGGAGAGGCCACAGACACTCTGCACTATGGCTCAAATCAAGACCGAGACAACGCTGGCGACCAGTCCGTCGCAGTCGGGATTGGCGCACGCGCCAACGGCGACGACGGTAGTGGCGGGAGCATCACCCAGCACGTTGCTGTCGGGTTTCGGGCGGCACAGAACAACACGGGCAATAATGTCACGGCAGCGGGGTATCAGGCGGCACAGAACAACACGGGCGATAGGGTCACGGCAGCGGGGTATCAGGCGGCACAGAACAACACGGGCAATAAGGCCACGGCAGCGGGGTTTCGGGCGGCACAGTCCAACACGGGCGATAATGTCACGGCAGCGGGGTATCAGGCGGCACAGGACAACACGGGCTTTAGGGTCACGGCAGCGGGGTATCAGGCGGCACAGGA